AGCTATGGATCTTAATAATACTCAGATAGTTGAGGAACTATCTCTTCCCCCAGTGAAAATTCATTGTTCAGTACTTGCAGAGGATGCAATCAAAGCTGCAATAAAAGATTATAAAAGTAAACAATCTACAATTTAATCATTGATAAAATCCGATAAAAAAAAGAATATGCTTAATATTAATGATAGGGAAGCATTTAATGAAAGAATAACTCATTTGGTGAATTCCACGTCTAATATGAATTACTTAGACGCCATTTTATGTTATTGTGAAGAAAATAATCTTGAAGCAGAAACAATTAAGTCTTTACTTAGTGCTGAAAATAAAGAACGACTTAGAGATGACGCAGAAAAATTGAATTTCTTTCCTAAGACATCCAAACTCCCGATTTAATGAAAAAGAAAGATAGAAAACTTTACGATTCATGGAAATATAAGTCGAGAAATTTTATGGAATTCAATAACCCCATTTTTCAAACTCTTTTGGGTCTTGTCATATTTTACATTGGTTTAAAGATGTTCTCAGGTGGAATGAAATCAATGAGCCACTTAGAACAACTTGAATGGTTTTTAGGAAACCCTTACTGGATGTTCTCTGGAGCAATTGTATGTACCCTCCTTTGGCAATCTTCCTCACTCACTACAACTGCGGTCATCGGACTTGTTGCATCTGGTGCTTTACCTTTACCATCAGCGATTGCAGCAATATTAGGAGCGAATGTGGGTACAACTGGAACGATATGGATTGCGGGAATGTTAGTGAGTGATGGACTACCTACAGGAATAACAAAACAAGTGGCTCTTGTTCATACAGGAGTGAATACAGTTATGGCAGTTGCCTTACTTCCCTTTATCCAACCTATAGCAAGATTTATATCTAAATTTTAATTATGTTAAGAGGGTTTGATGTATATAAAACTTATCTTGCACTAAAAAGACACTTTAATTCAGATAGATACAATTATTTTAATTATTCCTTTAAGAATAGGGGCGTTTCTGCAAGATATACTACTTATCAAAATAGAAATGATAGGTATTTTTTTGAAAATCTTGCCAAAGAATTAAGAAAACATGAAGAAGTTGAAGGATTTTTGGTTTCCAATTTTGTTTATAATTCTGATATGTGGGTTGGAGAAATGTATGGTGATGACGCGAAAAGAACTCATAATAAATGGAAGAATAAAATTGAATCATTAACATATCAATTTACTCAAGATATAAATGAGTTAAGATCTCTAATTGAGAATTTTAACAATAGAGAATTGGGATTACAGTTGGGATTTAATAGAATATTTACTGTTGAAGAAGGACAGCACCCAATTTTATTAGAAGAGATATTAGGAAAAAGAATCAATATAGAATCAGCAATTATAATGGATAAAATTTTACAATTTACAGATTTTTGGAATAAAAATATTTTAGATAAAGTAGTTTGGCCAGATGTTTATCGTCTGATGATTAAATATGAACCTTTTCTAAAAATAGATGATATTTCTAAATTCAAAAAAATAATGAAGGGGGGGCTTGACATGGGATGATAAATAGTGTATAATAGTATGTATAGTGCGAATCAGATGAAATATAATGTTAACCATAAAAATATAAGGATATAAGATGTCACAATCATTTTCTGATCTAAAAAAGTCACGTCAAAAGTCAATTGACAAAATCAATAAAAAACTACAAGAACAAGCAGATAGTTCAAAGGGTTTCGCGGAAGACACTCGTATGTGGAAAGCGGAACTTGATAAATCTGGTAATGGATATGCTGTTACCCGGTTTCTCCCAGCACCAACAGGAGAAGATCTGCCGTGGGCAAAAACTTGGAATCATGGATTTCAAGGTGTTGGTGGATGGTACATTGAGGAATGTCCAACTACTATTGGAAAAAAGTGTCCAGTATGTGAATATAATTCCTCACTTTGGAATTCTGGAATTGAGGCAAATAAGGAAATCGCTCGCAAACAAAAGCGGCGTCTTGTTTATATGTCAAATATTTTAGTTCTCAAAGATCCCGCCAATCCTCAAAATGAGGGAGAACTTAAACTTTTCAAATATGGTAAGAAGATTTTTGATAAAATCAATGATCAAATGAATCCTCAATTTGAAGATGAAACTCCTATTAATCCTTTTGATCTTTGGGAAGGAGCGAACTTCCGTTTGAAGATTCGTAAGGTAGATGGATTTAATAATTTTGATAAATCCGAGTTTGATTCAGTTTCACCATTGTTTGATGGTGCAGATGAAAAACTTGAAGAACTTTGGAAGAAAGAATTTCCACTTTCTGAATTTACAGATGATAGTAGATTTAAGGAATTTTCTGAATTGAAATCTAGACTTGATAGAGTTCTTGGTGCACAAGGACCAGAATCAGCTATTCCAATTAAGGATCCGGCTCTAGTAAATGAGGCTCCCTTTGATGGTGGTAGACCCATTTCTCCAACCAGCCATGAACCTTCTGTAGCTGATGTTGAAACAGCACCAACAGCTGAAAATGAAAATGATGAATCATTGACGTATTTTCAGAAATTAGCTGAAGAAGCTGCATAAATTATATTAACTAGCGGGCGAAAGTCCGTTAGTTAATCATTAACTTGGGACCGACTGACGCGTGTTCAGATTGTCAGTAGAGAAATATGTGGGCTGGAGTATATAATTAGCATAAGAACTGTTATTATGTACTGAACCATCATTGTTATTGTTGACAATTGGAATCATCTGTCCTGCAGCTCCTGCACCTGGTTCCGGGCCGAGGGGGCCCGCTGCATTGTCCAGCGTTTTAGTCCAGCTGACTGTTGTTTCAAGGTTATGTTCTGCATTCGACAATTCCGGTGATTGATCTTTTGTTTCTCTTATTTTTTTTATAGCTTCTCTATACATTTTGGCCCCTTCACCGGTTCCCTTCAGCCATTTTTGATCTTTTCTGATACTTTTTTGAAGTATATCATCTAATGCTCCGAACACCTTATCACGATAAGTCGGATCGGATAACATTTGTGGATCAACAATATTCATATAATTGTCATTACTAAGGATACCATTATCTCTCAATAATTGTAATGCAACCTCTCCAGATGCATCTACACCCGCACTGTCCGTGCCCCCAATATTTTTGATTAAATGCAGACTTAACTCATCCATAATGTTTTTTCTTTTAGTATCTTTTCCCCACGACCCAAATATAGTTCCTCCCACCTCATCTATTGTATTATCAGCTGTGGCCTCTTCTATTTTTTTCTGTGCATTAGACAAAGCAGTTTGAAGTAACTTTAACCTTTTTTGAGATTCTTTCTGTACTCTAATTCCGGAAATCTTTTCTTTATATTCGTTATCAACCAAATCTCGGTATTGTTCTGCATATTCTCTTCTTGAAGCGAGGAGCTCTTTCTCTTTCGCTTTGATTTTCATTTGAATTAATATTAGTTCTCCTTCAACCGCCTTTCCGCTTTTTATTCTTTCTGTTACTTCCTTTGCTCGCTTCTTTAAAATATCTAATTCAGCATTTAGTCCAACTTGTTTCGCATCTTCCCATTCCATCCGCGCGGCTTCCCAAGTTTTTTCCAACCAAGTTGCGATAAAATTTGTACCCAGTGTGATTTTCGCTTCTCCTAAAGCTGCACCAAGACCGAAAAAAGCACTTCCCAAAATAAATCCAACTAGGGCACCAGGCAATCCTCCAAACACAAGTCCTCCTGCAGCCCCAATTGCTCCACCTTTTAGACCTGCTTCTGCCGCCTTAGCGAAGGAAGCACCATTTTTTGTTCCACCGCCAAAAAGTCTAGCTATCATTGCACCCCATTGAGTATTTGCTCCCATTTTTTTCGATTCTTTACCCCATGCTTTTCTAAATAGATCTACAATTTCTTTATTAAAGAGTAAACTGGCCATCAGACCCATAATACCAAGACCCCCTGTAAACCTTAAAGCAGCTATTGCTAAAGTTCCAATACCTTTCAAAATCCATGCACCAATATCAATAATACCTCCAAAAAGACCACCAAAAAATTCTTTCATGCTGAATTTGGATTTTTCTTCGTCTTTTACTTTTTCTGGTTCTGATTCTCTCTCTGTTTCTATTAGTTTTAATGTATCTTTTTTCTCTGTAATAAGTAGAGGAACTTTAAATAATTTTTCTAAATTACTTTGCCATAATGGAACTCTTGTACCACCTATACCAATCGCAGTTGCTACTTTTTGTGCTGTTCCATGTTCTTCTCCTCCTTGTGTTATAACAGGTAAAGGTACATTATATAATTTATCTAAATTAGGTTCCCTCTCAGCAGTTCTAGTTGACTCTTGTGCAGAATCTTTTCCTCCCCCAAAAGGATCAGTAATGGCATCATATATACTAGCTTGTGCAAATGTTGGTAATGGAGAAAGAGCAGAAGCTGTAATGGCGTGTAGATATCCTTTCGCCATTCTTTCCATTCTTTTAGCGGTCGCATCTTCTAAAACATCAAAAAATTCTCCAATACCGGAGGCTCTTCCTAGTCGAAGTTCTGTTGTGCCAAATTGTCCTGGTTTTCTTCCTCCAGATGGTTTTGGTGCTGCTGCCATTAATGTCTTTCTGCTTCTCTTTGTTTAGCTTCAGTTTCTTGTTCTTGTATCCAATTTTTTAATAATTCAATATAAATTTCTCTTTCCCAAGGAATCATCTCATTTAACTCTGTTAAAGAGTATTTATGATGTTGTACTAATGCGAAATTAGTCAAAAAATGAGATTCTAAAGAATCATGAGAAAGCGTTATTCTAAAAAATCCTGCAAGCCCCTAAGAATAATAGATTCTTCTCCACCACATTTTTCACAAGTATAATTTATGTCATGTTGTATTACAGGTTGAGTTCGATAAAAGTTTTGAATTTTAAGCATTTGTTGTTGATTAAATTGTTCAAAAAATTCTATTACTTCTTCTTGTGTAAAATCTTTTGTTTCATGTAAAGTTTCTTCATCTTTAATAAACTCTATTCCTGAGGATAGAAAAGACATAATACCTTCAATATCTTCAGTATTTTTAATTTTATTAGCAGTTTCTATATTTGGATATTTTAGAAATATGGTAATCTTATCATTTATTTCAATTTCTTTATTATGTGATTTATCATATACCATTTCAACTTCTTTTAGATCCACGTTTACATTTGATACATGTGCACATTCTTCTTCATTTTTATTTTTTCCGTCTCTGTGTTTAAATTTTAAATTTAATTGATCTCCAACAGAATGTATTCTTAATTGTAAAAATATCCATTCTAAATCGAATAAAGGAACTGTATCAACATCAAATTCTTGTTGTGAACAATTGTTTATAATTTGTTTAATTGCAACCACCTGTTCTTCTACATTTTCCCCTTGCATTGCCATCATTAGTATTTTTTCTTCTTTTACTAAAAATGGTCTAAATGTAAGTTTTTTATTTTTTGCAGAAGGTTGAGTAGTGCTAAATGTTGCAATATCAATCTTGGGTAAACTCATAATATCTCCTAATTATATAATTATTATTTTATGTATCAAACCGGTCATTGTCAATAACCACGTATTATTCTCCACCGGGAATAAGCCATCACGACTTGTAATTTCATTATGTCCTGAGAACCGTAAGTTAATTGTATAGGATTAATCTGTTTGGGAAATGCTTCCATTATTTCCACATGATAAGTATCTATATGTGAAGCACTTGCAGGACTGCTAGATAAATTTGTTGCAAGTTTTTTTATACCAAAACTTCCGCAATACTGGTCTGGATATTTTAATATGTTTTGTACTGCAGCAGCATTGGTCAATTTTCCATCGGTGAGAGAAATGATATCATCCATCCATCTATCGAAAATCTTTTTAATAAACATATCATCAGTTAGTATAAAAGATAAAGTCATTGTTGGGTTAAAATTATTAGAGTGGACATATGATTTAGATACACTACCTGTTCTAAATTCTGTAGTGGCCAAATTTCTTCCAGGTAAATTTGCGGCATCACACATAAATTTAAAATCTCGCATATCATGTCCAAGATATTTCGCAATTCCCTCCACAACAACACCATATGGACCTGTAAGTAGATATTTGTTTGCCTTTGCGGGGCCTTTATGTTTGTTTATCGCTGCGATAAAATGTTCTGATTGTTTAAATCCTGCTGGCATTATATTATCCTTTTTGAATCTTCCCAGACTTTTTCTTTTCTGGTATTAAAACGTTCTATTGGTAAAAATATTGCAAATTTTAATTGCTCAATTCCTTCTATTACCATACCATTTGCTCCTTGAACATGACTTGTTAAATATTTTTTAATACATGGTCGAGTCACTTTATTTCTCTTTAATGTATTCCAATTAATCACATTTCCAAATGCGACGGCATCTAATAGTCTTGCTCTATATTGATACGGCAAATAATGAAAATTTAATCCTATAAATCCATCTACATCTTTACCTATGATCATTGATAAGGGAAATCTGTCATAATATGGTAAAGTTTTTTCATGTTTTGCTTTATATGAGAATAATGTTAATCTAGCTTTGGTCATTCTTCTTTTTTGTACCAAATTAGACCCTTTCATAAATTCATC